GTACCAGCTGGCGTCCCTTAACAAGGTTGTTAATAACATCCGTGTGCTGGTACACCATATACGAGCGATCACTCGCATTTACTGCCACACCACGACTCAGTACCAGCTGAGTTGCTGCATTGGGGATACCGGTGTGACGGTACCGCTTACTTTTCAGTGCCTTCTTTTTCATTGGATTTCTCCTCTGTTGAACAATTAATACCTAGCCACTGACACAGGCTTCTTCCTGTCGTACATCGCCTGGATCATATGGGCTGTGCCTCGGGACTCACCATCCCAGAATGCCAGCAGTCCATCAGCAAAGTCCGCCATCTCCTCATTTCTGAGATATCCGGCTCTCTTGCCATTGGTATGCCAATCAGCAGGGAATTCATACAGCTGTATCCCATGCTGCTTAGCAAAGCTGGCTCCAATGGCATCTGCACCACGTGCCATGCCACTTACAATCGACACTACTGAAGTATCTGGCATACTGTTCACCAGCTCAGTCAGCTCTTTCTGGAACATGAGCTCATCACTGAAATCCCTGCCTCCAGCAATAATCAGCTTGAACTCACCCAGGAGTTTCCTCCCACTGTTGTGCGTCTGTACTATCAATTGATCTGACATTTCTGCCTCCTGTATTCAAATTCACACACTACACGCCGCGGAGCGTGCGCTAGAGCTCTTCTGGGCACGATGCTATACCTTGGCATCAATTCACCCAAACGAGCCCACAGGGCTTCCTAGGAGCTCTGAGGACCATCAGTCGGCTACGCCTCCTGTAGTCCCTTCGGGACTATCTAGCTCTTCTGGACTATCTTCCATTTCGGGACTATCTCTCGTTTACTGACGCACCTGGTACCACTGTAGTGCGCCGCCAGGCGCCAGGCCTGTACTGACTCACACTGCAGCGCTCAAGCTGGCACGCCCCACCGCCAGCGCACAGCGCTCTCTCAATCCACTGTATCTGGAGTAACTGACAAAAAAATGAGCCTACCCCGAAGGGTAGACTCGAAGCCTGGATGGGACTACGCCTGAGCGTCTTCACCTGCCTCCTCGGCTGAAGCCTTGCGTCCGCCGATGGCGAAGCCTGACTTGGCCTTGTTGGCATTCTGGAAGTCGAGCAGGAGCGCATCCTGTACATCTGCGAGGTCGATGGAGCCAGTGTTCAGGCCCTGAATCAGACCTGCATGGTCTTCCCGATCCATGTACAGAGGAGCTGCGCAGAGCTTGGCCTTGGAGCCATCTTCACGCTCAACGTAGAAGTTGATGAAAGCATCTGCCTTGCGGAAGTTGCCACCGTTGTTACCGCCGTTGTTGCCACGCTGGAATACAGCCATGGGATTTCTCCTTTACTGAGAGTTATGGGCCGTCGCTCAAAACAAGCTCGATCACCCATACTACGCCACAGGCGTAGTCCGAAGAGTTAGGGAGTAGCCGAAACTACCCCCTTGAGAGCCATCAGGCCACCTCACGCGAGTCTTCGAGGAACTGAGGCAGGCACTCATCGCAGACGATGATTGTCCAGCCATGCTCCTCTAAGAGCTTCGGTGGTGTGTTCTGAAAGGTGAACGTGGACTCAAGGCCATCTAGAGGATGACCCTGAGCCATGCAGTAGGCACACTGACCGTCAACATTCACGGCAGCATATCCACAGATGACTTTCCCCTGCGCCGACGTGTAGCCATCGGCTTAGGTTCCAGTCTGATGTTCTCTATCCACATCCAACGAACGATGTGAAGCCAGAACGTGTACACGAAGATGAACAGAATGGTCAGTGCCAAAGTGTCCATCACCTGTGCATCGATGAGCATAACCTGCAGTCTCATCAGTGCTGCAAAGCCGAGCAGAGCTACGGCTATAATTAACAATCTCATACACTATCTCCTTTAGGTTGTGTATAGCGTGAAAGAGTGACTGAAGGCTAAATAGCCTCCAGTACTCCTTCTTGCATTGCGATGTCAGGATCAATGCCCATTTCCTCGAGCATTTGCTCCATGACATCGAGTTTCCAATGGATGCGACGGACTGTTCTGTCCTCGAAGCCGAATGCAACAAATGCTTCGTATCCATCACACCAAACCCTGTGAGCGGCCTGCACCATAGCCTGCGGCTCACGTTGTTCACAATCTCGGATGTACATACACTATCTCCTCTGTTTGTAATCACCCAGTACACGCCACAGGCGTGTCAAAAAAGGTTGAAGACCCTAACGGGCCTTCTTCCAATACCTAAGATTGCACGAAGTGAAACCACTTTCGAGCTTGCTGAGCAAACTCTCGATTTCCTTCTGCTTGAGCGGCTTCGCGTAGTAATACACGCTGCCGTTCTTGAACTGCACGTAGACGCGGTCACTGTTCTGCTTGCCTACGCCCCACTTTACTGCCGTACCTGACTTAGCCATGCTCTATCTCCTCGTTGAGAGCCAATGTTCTGGTACTAGGGCACAGCCCTAGGTCTATATCTCATGATATGCCCTCTCTTTCTTTTAATGTGCTATCTCTCCCGTGTGTACTGTGTACGCTTCTGGTGTGTACAGAGGAATGGGAGCACCTACCCTTGCGGGTAGGGCTCCACTAGGCTACTTAGCCTTAGGTTGACGCTTGGCCTTGGCAGCAGCTGCCTTAGCCTGAGCTTCTTCGATGTTGGACGTAGCCTCGATAGACATCGTGACATTTAGTTCACGAGCCTTCGTTTCGGCTATTTGCCCAATCTCATCTGCAGCAATGCAGAACCTTTCGGCTGCACTGAACAGTGAGTACAGAGCTGACCACATCTTACCAAGTGCATCGAACATAACTACCTCCTATAGGACTGAACTAGATGCAAGGGCGTACGCCCACACCAGCCCACAGGGCTGGAACATAGGGGGGGGGTGTTTACGATGCTGAACAGGGTGGTCAGTCAGTGCTACGTTCGTAAGTAATTATTAATTTTTCAAAAAACCCGCGGTATATAAACGGTATAAAAATTATATAAAAAAGCCCCCAGGGCTTGATGACCGTGGAGGCTTGTTAATCAACCCAGGTTGCAGATGGTTCCTACAACCAGTACAAGGGTTAGAGTGGTTAGTACTGCTATTAGTTGGTTTTCTACATCGTGCTCTTTGATAAACATTGGTACCTCCGGTTAATGGGGGCCCTTTATATATTATTTATTTAGAGTATACATACTAATACGGCGCTGCCGCGGACCGGACCCGCGGAGCGGGCCGGCCGCTAGGCGCCTTTAGGGGGGAAGTGTGTGAGATCGAGGATGTAAGTGTGCCGGCGTATATCACCACCCCGGGTACACTCCTTACGGTAGATGCCAGCCTTCTTGAGCTTACCCAGGACTCTTTTGGATTTATCCAGGGACCAGCCGAAGTAGTCGCTGATGGCCTCGGGACCAAATGCCAGGTTCTTTTCTTTGACGGCTTCTAAAAATAATAGATAGGTAACCAGTATAAAGCCATTATCGCCTACAGCGCGTACGAGCTCTTGTGTTTGTTGTCTGGTTAACTGGTACTTGCCACGTGGTGGGGCGGGAACATCACCGATTACTTCATAACCGAGTCGATACATAGTAGGGGTCTCTTTTTATAGTGGTGTATTTGCTGCTTTCGCATACGATTATACAGCGGATATACTCCCTACACAACGCGAAAAAGGCAAATATCCACCTTCCAGATTCCGTAAGTCATTGATTTCGAAGAGTATTCGAGGAGTTTTACTGGCCTTAATAGGGGGGTGTATACCCCCTAAAAACATCAATGGAAATTCCGGGACTGGTCCAGAAACATACGCCAACGGTATGGGGGGTAAAATATCCCCCCCATTCATCCCATATGGTAGAAAACGGCTAATTGAACTGGCCTGGTTGAGGGATATGTATACAAAAGCGACATGTGGACGGCTTGTGTATAAATATGTGAAAAATGTAAACACATGTCCTATGTTGGACGGGAATATGAAGAGGGCACAGACCATGGTAATGGCACTAGCATGTCTTCTCGTGATTATGGTCGTAGCGGAACACTATGTCTGAAGAAGCGAAAAACAATATGGCTGCTAATAACGAGGATATCCGGAGGCGCTTTGAGCATCTGGAGGGTAGGGCCGATGTAACTGATACACGCCTTACGGCGGTAATGGAAGACCTGGCATCAACGAAGAGCACCGTGGAGAGTATCCGCGACATCTTGGGTCAGATGTCTAATAATCGTCCCAATGTGATGAATGTCGCTATTGGGGTCGTTGCCGGCGTTATTGGACTGGTTCAGTATGTGGATTTGAGGTTACAGCCAGTACTGAACAGCACCACTGTGATTGAAACCAGTTTGGATGCTATGCATGCCCGGGAGCTGGAAGCAGCTGAACGGCGTGGCAGGTGGATCCAGATGGTGGAAGCCCAGGGTGAGCATTTGATTCATGTGGATGATTTGTTCCACAAGACCGAAGAGCGAGTAGCAGAACTAAGAGAGGAGGCCTCGGCAGGAAAGGTTAGCCGTCTGGCCACTGGGGACTACGTAAAAGAGCACGTGAATAACCCGAGGTACCACCATCCTGAACCGGTCAGAATACCGGAAGTGAAAGAATCACCCCGACTGGAAAAGGAATACCAGTGACAATCAGGGTATTGATTACCCGGGTCATGAATCGGGAGGGCGGATACGTAGATCACCCCGCAGACAGAGGGGGTCCCACTAATTATGGGGTCACCCAAGCCACCCTTTCCGCTTATCGCGGGGAGAATGTCTCCAAAAAGGATGTGAAGGACCTCACTGAGCGGGAGGCCCGGGACATCTACGAGCAGAATTACTGGATAGAGCCTGGTTTCAGCCAGATGGGCCACCGGTCTCTACACCTCATAGATGCAATATTCGATGCAGCTATTAATCATGGGACCAAGAATGCAGTGCAGATGCTGCAGAGAGCTATTGGGGAGAACCCAGACGGATTACTGGGCCCTGTTACCCTGGGTACACTGAATACTATGCAAGATCAGGAGGTAATGGCACGCTTTATCGGCCAGCGTGTGATCTTCTATGGGCGCCTGATTACACGGGATCCCAGCCAGGCAGCATTTGCATATGGGTGGATGAGACGCTCCGCGGAGTTTATTAGAGTCATCCCCATCACCTGATCCTAAGTCGCTACCTTAGGACCGTTGGCCCCGCGTCTGGAAACAGCCGGGGCCTTTTTTATTGCAAAGGTTTTCTAAATAACTATACTGTGCCTAAACCCAAGTCACTATAGGTGGCCTAGGAGGGCACAATGTTGGCTTTAGTGGAACAATGTGAGCACAGTATCGCACGCCACCCGATTGGGCTGTACTACATGATAGTACTGGTTCAAGGGGAGGGTGGTAAGCCGTGCTCTGCGGCCCGATGCAGCAAATGTGGTACGAAACTCGACGAAGACCAAATCAATAAGATTGTGAGGCGCAAATGAGCGATAACACCCTGCCAGTGGCCGGCGAGCCCCCCCTGTCATTAGAAGAATTTAAGGAGGCCATGCCGGACCACGTCCGCAAGAATGTGAATCCTCATTTGATGGAGCGCATCAATGAACGCCTCCAGGACCCCGATATGTACGAGTACTACAGGAATAACCTGATCTCGTACTCGGAGGTGCTGAAGTCGGGTAAGTACAAGATGGAGTCCTACCTGAATGCGGTGGTTTACTGCAGTCACCGTCTGATGGGCCGCACTAATCTCGAGAGCTATACCAAGACCTTCCCCGATAAGGTCAAGGAATGGCAGAGCCGCGGTATGTCTTCAAAAGACATCAGTGCTCACGTCTCAGCGTTCAACAAGACCCAGTTAGTGATGGCTATTCTTGAACAGGCCATGGTTCCTACCTGGATCCTGAATCAGGACCTGTTCCAGGACGCCCTGAATACCCAGGCCGAACTGATGCTCCACGCGAAGAGTGAAAAAGTTAGGTCAGATGCGGCCAATTCCCTCTTGACACACCTCAAACCCCCCGAGGCCGCTAAGATTGAGCTGGATATCGGGGTCAAGAAGGATTCAAGCATCAATGCCCTCCGGGAAGCTACAATGGCACTTGTAGCAGAACAGCGTGAAGCCATCCGGGCTGGGGCCATTGGTGCCACAGATGCCGCAAAGAGCAGAATATTACTGGATAACGAGACTGGCGCACCTGTAGATGAGTAATCTTATGGGGGTGGGTCATGGCAGAAATACCGGTACTTTTTGTAACACTGGGCAACAACTTAGCAGGATTCGATTTGGAGGATATCCGATTAATCCTGCCATGCAGAGAGCAGCCCGATACCAGGTCAGTAATTTACACGTCAACGTTCCCGGGCGGAGTTACGGTGGACGAGGTATGCGAAGAATTAATCCTGGAGTGGAGCAACGCTCTGTGTGGGATAGATGATGAAGATGAATCAGAAGATGGTGGAGAGGTACAGGATGGCGCCATTTCAGTCTCTGACAGGGATTCGTTACCTGACGCATCCGCGGGAGTGGTTCGCCTGGAGGCCTGTAAAGACTGAAGACGGTTGGAAGTGGTTACGCCATGTCTGGTACAGGGATGTACTGATTAGCTACACAGAGCTCTGCCACTACAGTGGTTACGGGCACGACAAGTGTAAGGTGAAAAGGATCTACTACGTGGAGCCGAATACATGAGTAACATGGCAATAGATCCCGTAGCTGATGTACTGAAGGAGGCCATGACTGTTGAACAGTACCTGGCTAAGCTCAGCTACAAACCTGATCCTGATTACGTACCCAGTGACTTTGCTCTCGAGTATGTGACCTTCATCAAGCTGGTTAACGGCGTAGACGGCGAAGAGCACGAGACACCTCTGGTTCACTATTACATGCTGGATACCCTCACCCATAACGGGGCCCGGGTAGCCAACCTCTGTCACCGCGGTATTGCAAAGACCACCCTGATGGGTGAATACCTGTTCCTGTACCTGGCTCTCTATGGAGAGATTCCTGGGTTCGGAAAGATCACCCTGGCCATGTACGTCTCTGACTCAATCGACAACGGCGTCAAGAACATGCGGAAGAACCTGGAGTACCGTTGGGAGAACTCCGACTTCCTCAAAGAGTACGTGCCGCATACCAAGTTTACCGATACCCGCTGGGAGTTCTGTAACCGGTCCGGGGAGACTTTCATCGTCAAGGGCTACGGCGCAAAGACTGGCGTGCGGGGTGCCAAGGAAATGGGACAACGTCCCCAACTGGCTGTGCTCGATGACCTGATCTCGGACGAAGACGCGCGGTCACCAACGGTGATCGCTAGCGTCGAGGACACGATCTATAAGGCGGTCGACTACGCACTCCACCCGACGAAGAATATGATCATCTGGTCCGGTACTCCGTTTAATGCGAAGGACCCGCTGTACAAAGCGGTAGAGTCTGGTGCCTGGCAGGTGAACGTCTTCCCAGTATGCGAAGAGTTCCCGTGCGAGCGGGAGGAGTTCCGCGGATCCTGGCCTGATCGATTCAACTACGACTATGTCCTGGACCAGTACGAGAAGGCGAAGAAGCTGGGTAAGATCGATACCTTCAACCAGGAATTGATGCTACGAATCATGTCCGATGAGGACCGCCTCATCCAGGACAATGAGATCCGCTGGTACTTCCGGGACAACCTCCTGAAGAACCGCGGCCGGTTCAACTTCTACATCACTACTGACTTTGCGACCTCTGAGAAGGAGTCCGCGGACTACAGCGTGATCAGTGTGTGGGCTATCAACAACCAGGGTGATTGGTTCTGGGTAGACGGCGTTTGTGAGCGTCAGCTCATGGGTAAGAATATCGATGACCTGTTCCGCCTGTGTCAGGAGTACCAGCCCCAAGAGGTGGGTATCGAGGTGAGTGGTCAGCAGAGTGGTTTCATTGACTGGATCCAGAATGAAATGATGACCAGGAACATCTGGTTCACCCTGGCCAGTGAGAACAACAACATGAAGCCCGGGATACGCCCCAATACGAACAAGATGCAGCGCTTCAACGTGACAGTACCGTGGTTCAAGCTGGGTAAGATGTACTTTCCGGAGGAGTTGCGGAGCTTTAAACCGATGATTGAGGCCATGGATGAGTTGAAATTGGCTTCACCAGGCGGATTTCGCAGCAAACATGATGACTTCATTGATACCATCTCCCAATTGGCTCAATTAAACGTGTGGAAACCGTCCGAAACAGCCGGCATGAAACGCACTGACGACATGTGGGACCTGGATGATCCAGTACACGAAGACTCCGCGTACGATTCGTACGTAGTATGAGGGACTAGAGATGACACTCGAAGACGTATATGACCAGCTAGCTTACGGTGAACTCAAGAATGTTGTGTTCGGCCGGCGCTTGGATGAAGACCAGGGCATTGAAGGAGATCATATGAAGCAGATCCTCCCTCATGTACAGCTGGGACTGACCGATTTGCATAAGCGGTTCCTCTTGCGAGAGGAGACCTGCTTCGTAGATCTGCAGGATGGCCAGTCTGACTACTGGCTAACGCTCGATTTTGCCACTACGAACACCAAATCCAAGGAAGCAGTGAAGTATATCGCTGATACCGCGGCCAATCCGTTCACCGGTAACCTCCACAAGGTGGAACAACTGTGGGGCACCTACTCCAGTGAGGACTACAGGGTCCCTCTGAACAGGGTCGACCGTACTGATGCAGTCCGTACACCTCAGTACAACAAGCTGATCGTCCCAACTGACACCGAGAAGGCGCCTTGGCTGCTCGAGACCACTCAACTGAAGGTGGTATACCGTGCAGACCATCCCCCGATCCGGGAAGCATACGCCAATGCCGCGGCTAGCCAGGTAGAGCTCAACCTGCCACCCACTCACCTGTGGGCACTGTGCCTCTTTGTGGCGTCCAGGACACACAATCCCGTTGGTATCTCCGGTAATACTGACTTCCACGAGGGCAACAACTACGCTGCCAAGTACGAAGTGGAAGTTGCACGTCTCCGGAGCAACGGATTCCAGATAGATACGGATGTAGACGGCGCTGAGAAATTTGAACGCCGAGGATTTGTCTGATTTTGCGGCAGAATCTGCGTAGCATCCCAATAAACCAGAATATGGGCCGGTGATATGGAAGAGCAAGACAACACAATGTCCGCAAACCCCGATGAGGAGAGGATTGCCCCGGAATCTTGGCACTCTGCTCCTTCATTGCAGGATCTGAAGGGCGATCTCGAGGGCGCCAAGCCTGACCACGACAGGCAAGTAGCCCAGATCGACAAATGGCTGGACAATTTGCACGTCCGTGGCTCTGCCGCGGTCAAAAGCCCGCCCGGGTACTCATCTCTGGTACCGAAACTCATCCGCAAACAGGCAGAGTGGCGGTATAGCGCTCTGTCTGAGCCCTTTCTGGCTGCAGATGACATGTTCACCATCGCACCGGTGACCTGGGAAGACGTAGAAGGCGCTGATCAAAACGCTGTAATCCTCAATAACCAGTTCAATACTCAACTGAACAAGGTAAAGCTGATCGATGACTATGTCCGCGATGCCGTGGACAAGGGTACGGTCATTGCTAAGGTGGGTTGGGTCTACGAGGAAGAGGAGCAGGACTTCCAAGAACCGATCGTTTCTTTCCGGGTGAATACACAGCTGGTCCCGCTCCACCAGGAACTGGCAAACATCAAGGCCACGAACGTAACTGCGTGGGAACACGATGTACCCGAAGAGCTTCGCCAGGCACATGAGCTGACTGTAACTTCTGGTCAACCCCAAGAGCCGATCGTACACGGCTACAGGACTGTAACCAGGACGGTTACAACTAAGAACCAACCAACTGTAGAGCTGGTTGACTACAACAATGTCACGGT